AATTATGATGGTGGTTCGGGCGGTGGTTCAAATCGTCAAATTGATGCGGCTGGTGTTGCAACATCAGGACAAGGTTCAAACGGTGGTATTGGGTTTACCGATAACGCTTCCTTTGATAACGGTGGCGGCGGTGGTGGTTTTTCTGTCGCTGGAAGCGCTGCAAGTTTTGGTGCTTGCGGTGCAGGCGGCAATGGTGTTTCAACTTATTCATCTTGGGGATCAGCGACTTCAACTGGTCAAAATGTAAGCGGAACTTATTGGTATGCAGGCGGCGGTTCAGGTGGTACAAACTTGTCAAAAACTGTTTTTGCAGGTGGTAATGGCGGTGGTGGTGCTGGTGCTATTACTGGAACTGGTGGCTCTGGAACAGCAAATACAGGCGGCGGTGGTGGTGGCACAAACACTGGTGGTGCAGGTGGTTCAGGTATTGTTATTATTAGATATCCAATAGCGTAAAGGAAAATAAAATGTCACATTGGGCAGAGATAGATCAGAACAACATCGTTTTACGCGTACTTGTAGGCGATAACAGTGAACCTGATGAGGGGCAAGCCTTTATGGAATCCCTTGGCGGTACCTGGGTGAAAACAAGCTACAACGGCAACATCCGCAAGAACTACGCGGGAATTGGTTATTCATACGATGCAGGCCGTGATGCTTTCATTGCACCAAAGCCAGAGTGCCACCCAGATAAGGTGGCCTTTGACGAAGAGACTTGCACCTGGTCTTGTCCAGATGCTACACACGTAATCATTATGGAGGAAAACAATGGCTGAAAAGAAACTTGTAGTAGATGTAGCAAAGGGAACACACTCATACATTGACCTAACACCTGAAGAGATTGAGCAGCGTGCAGTAGATGCACAGGCTGCAGAGATCGAACGCGCAGAGCGTGAGGCAGCAGAGGCTGCTAAGGCTGATGCTAAGTTAACAGCACAAGCAAAACTCCAGGCGCTGGGCCTATCTGGTGAAGAGATCTCGGCTATAATTTCCTAAGTTCTAATACTAGGAGAGTCAATGCGTTTCCACGTAATAAGCCTGCCACATACCCAGACAACTAAAGATTATGTCAACTGTGCCTATACCGAAAAGGTAAGGCGCTTTTGTATGATGATGAAGAGTCTAGGCCATACGGTCTATCTCTATGCTGGAGATCAGAATGAAGCACCGGTTGATGAACTCATCACCTGCATCACTAAAGAACAGCAAGACGAGGCACTCGGTGATAAACACTATACCGAAGCTGCATTTGATAACTCGTTACCTCATTGGCAGATCTTTAATCAGAACGCCATTCACGAATTAGGTAAGCGTCTGCAGAAGAAAGACTTTATCTGCCTTATCGGTGGGGCTTCACAAAAGCCTATCGCAGATGCTTATCCAGATTATATGAGCGTCGAGTTTGGTGTGGGCTACGGTGGAGTCTTTAGCAAGTACAAAGTCTTTGAGTCTTACGCTTGGATGCACAGCATCTATGCGGCATATAAAGACCCAACAATGGTAGATGGTAACTTCTATGATGCGGTAATACCTGGTTACTTAGAACCAGAGATGTTCCCGCTACAAGAGAAGAAGGAAGACTACTACCTGTACGTAGGTCGTATGGTAGATCGCAAGGGCATCATCGTTGCCCAGCACGTCTGCAAAGAGCTTGGTCTTAAACTTATCTTAGCCGGTCCTGGTAAACCTAAACTTGAATATGGCGAATGGGTAGGACCAGTAGGGCCAGAAGAACGAGCAAAGTTAATGGGTGGTGCTATTGCCCTATTTGCTCCAACACTTTACATAGAACCTTTCGGTAATGTGGTGATCGAGGCGCAAGCCTGCGGAACTCCAACAATTACCACAGACTGGGGAGCCTTCACAGAGACTAACCCAAACGGAGTTACTGGATACCGTTGCAGAAATGCAATGGAGTTTGCAGTAGCAACAGAATGGGTCAAGGACTTAGACCCAGTAGCAATACATAAGAGAGCAGTAGCGTTGTATTCATTAGAGGCTATTGCACCACAATACGAGCAATACTTTGCAAGACTGCTAACTCTATGGGGAGATGGCTGGTATGAAAGGAAATAATGCCAACACTAAATGATATGGTTGATGAGGTTCGCTCATCTCTAGCAGGTTATACCCTGCGTCAAGATAGAATCACATACCTAACATCTGCTATCAATACAACAGCAACGGCTATTGGCATCGGTTCATCTGCCAACCTAGCCAAAGGTATTATCGAAATTGATGATGAACTTATCTGGATTGATAACTTTAGCCAGACAAGCAGCACACTTAATGCAGCTCCAGGATTTGGTCGAGGATACCAGGGAACATCACCTGCACCTCACAGTCAATACGCACAGATCACTCTTACTCCAACCTTCCCACGATCAATAATTAAGAAGGCTATCAACGATGTAATCAATAGCCTCTATCCTAAGCTCTGGGCTGTCTCTTCGACTACCTTTACCTTTAATGCAAGCCAGACAACCTACGCCCTGCCTGATGATCTTGAATCAATCCTTTATATGTCTTGGCAGACAACAGGTTCAAGCCTTGAATGGCTACCTATCAACCGCTGGCGTGCAGATCCAATGGCTAACATTGCAACATTTAATACAACAAACACAGTAAATATTTATGAAAACATCCAGCCTGGTAGAACAGTACAGGTGTACTACACAACTACTCCTACTACTTTAGATAACAATACAGATGACTACGCAGATGTAACAGGGTTACCTGCCTCATCTGTTGAGGTAGTAATCCTAGGAGCCTGCTACAAGTTGCTATCTTATGTAGATTCTGGACGTATCAACTTGAGTTCAGCAGAAGCTGACCTTAACGATACCAAGATTCCAAGCACAGCAGGCGTTGCTTCATCCCGTTATATCTATGCTCTATATCAGCAGAGACTCAATGACGAAGCGCTTAAACTCCAAGACAAGTACCCAATCCGTATCCACTACACAAAGTAAGGCAGACAATGACTAGAGAATATTCAAGTATCAGCGTTGAGACAACGCTTAACAGTGGTATCAACACTACTGCAACTACTATGGTTCTTCCATCAGTTGCTGCTGCTACTGCCCTACTGGGTGGTGTATCACTTGCTCCTGGCAACGTAGATATCTTTACCGTTGCAATAGATGTAGATACCATCAATGAAGAAATTGTTTATGTAACAGGCGTGTCCGGTGACACGCTAACCATCAGTCGAGGTCAAGCAGGAACCGGAACTCCTGGAGTATCTGGTATTGCTCACAACGCTGGTGCAACTATCAAGCACGTTCTTACATCATCTGATCTTATCTACTTCAATACTGCAATCCAACCAGATACTCTCACCGCTAAGGGTGATATCTATGCAGCATCTGCTGCTGGAACAGTAGGGCGAGTAGGAGTAGGAACTAACGGTCAGGTACTAACTGCAGATAGTTCACAGACTAGAGGGCTGGCTTGGACTACAGTTTCATCAACTCCTAGAATTGGTCAGATCGTCACAGCCACAACAACAAATATAACCTCTGCCACAGGTGGTGCAGGTTATGTTGATGTAAGCGGTTTATCTGTGACTATTACTCCAACGCTTTCAACCAGCAAGGTTCTTATCATCACATCTTTTAACATTCTTGGAAGTGGTACAGCTTATCAAAGTGGGCAGGTTCAACTTCTACGCGGTGCAACATCGCTTACTGCTGAACTGGTAGGTTCATATTATCCCGGAGGTGCTAGCACAAACTTTGCTAACTATATGCCTTATGCAAGACAATACGTAGATTCACCTGCTACCACTTCTGCGACTACTTACAAAATGCAGATTAACAATGTTTTTAGTGCTTCTAATTGGACAGCAAATTCAGGCGCAGCATCAATTCAAATTTCAGCAATGGAGATCCTAGTATGAAAAACTTTAACGCAATTCGCTTCTTATATCCAGAAGCAGTGTTTAGTATGGTTAACGATGACCCTCATCAGATCACTTGGGTTGGTCAAGAGTTTCCAATTCCAACTGATGAGCAATTAACAAATGCTATCGCAGCAATGGAAGCCGAAGAGGTAGCAAAGGCAACAGCTAAGGCAGCAACTAAAGAATCTGCTCAGGCAAAGTTGACAGCACTTGGCCTATCAAGTGAAGAGATCGCAGCACTTACAAACAACTAAGGAGTCACAGTGCCATACGGCGACGATATCACCGAGGGAATACCCTATGTACTCTCCAACCCTGCAGGATCTACCGCCTATATTCCAACTGGGCCAGCCTACGAAGTAGCCTTTTCAGGGCTACCGTTCTTTCTTGCAGCATCCGATGAGCAACCTTATCGTCGAGTTACAGCGCAGTATCGCAAGCAACAGATTGACCAGACGCGTGAACCTGGTGAGCAGACACTCACCGGCTGGTGGGTTAGATCTCAATCCTCATTCCACCTTGGGGCAGGCATTAAGTACTTTGAGCCTATTCAAGAAGAGTCACTACGCTTTCAATACACAGAGTCTAAAGGTATAGATGTCTGGACTAGAGGACAGGCAACACTGCTTAATGCCACAGCCAGCTTCTATGCAGGTGCTGCCCCTGCTCAGATGATCGGTGTCAATGATGGCACCAATGACTGCATCTTTGTAACAGATGGTGCATTGCTAAAAAAGATTACCAGCGCTGGATCACCAACAACTATTGCTCAGGCTGGGACAACCTCAACTATTTACAGCCTTACAACTGATGGCTCAAACTATTACTTTATCAATGGCACCAAGATACACAAAGGTTCAGTAGGAGCAACACCTGCCGATTCCGAAATCTATAATACTCCATCAGTAACCAGAGCAACTATTCGCTATGTCAAGCAGCGTCTTATTGCTGCTATTGGTAGCGCTATCTATGAACTTAACGCTAATGCTACCGCATCAACTGCGCTACCTGCTACTCCTTTATACACACATCCTAACTCATCTTGGGTATGGTCAAGTATCTCTGAAGGACCACAAGCTATCTATATCTCAGGATACGATCCGAATGGAACCTCATCATCTGTCTTTAAGATTGGCATTGATACTGCAAACACTAACACTCTAGGTTTTCCAGAGTTACTAACACCTACTGTAATTATTGATATGCCAAACGGCGAACGCATCAATGACTTTGATGTCTACCTTGGTACTTATGCAGTCCTTGCAACCAGCGCTGGCTTTAGAGTTGGTGTTTCTGATGCTACTGGAGATATCCAGTATGGACCGCTGCTCTTTAGAGATGCAGCCTGTACTGCTATTGCTTTCAAAGATAGTTATGCCTACATCTCAACCCTTGTAGATGGTGAAGCAGGGCTAGTACGTACTGACCTATCCACAACTGTCATCGCTAACGCTCTATACTTTCCTTGGGCTTGGGATCTTGTTGCTGCTGGAACTAGCGCAACTGCATCCCAGGTAGCCTTCTTTGGTAACTCAGACAGGTTAGCATTTGCTACAGGCAATAACATCTGGGCTGAAGCTACAACATTAGTAGCAACTGGCTACCTGCGTACCGGTTACATCCGCTACAACACACTTGAAACTAAGATCTACAAACTTCTACAAGCTCGTATTGACACAGCCAATGGTGGCATTGCTATCGAGTCTATTGACTCAAGAGATAATACATACAACATCGGTACATTCTCGCAAGGAACAACTGTTCCTGAGATCAACGTCAACTACCCAACTACTTCACAAGAGTACTTAGGCTTTCAGTTTACTATGATTAGATCAAGTACTGATTCTTCTAAGGGACCACTCTTTACTGGCTACCAGTTGAAGTCACTACCAGCAGTTCCACGTCAGCGCCTGATCCAATACCCAGTCTTCTGCTATGACCACGAGAGCGACAAGTTTGGTAATGAGATTGGCTTTGAAGGATCTGCCTATCAGCGTATGTCTCAACTTGAAGCTATTGAAAATCTTGGTGACACCATCCGAGTTCAGGACCTTAGAACCGGTGAGGAATATCTAGGCATCATCGAAGAGATGGACTTTATGAATAAGACTCCAGAGGATAAAAGGTTCTCTGGCTTTGGCGGCACACTTCTAGTCACGATTAGGACAATCTAATGACAGCGCAAGACTATGCAACTATTTCTGTTGCTGTAATGACAATCCTCGGTGGCTTCGTTGGCGCTGTTAAATGGTTAGTCAAGCACTATCTCAACGAACTCAAGCCCAATGGTGGAAGCTCAATAAAGGATTCTGTCAAGAGACTAGAGGATCGTATTGACGATCTATACAAACTGATAGCGGAGAGATAGATGATTCCATTAGCAAAGAAGGCAACACCTGCTGCTATCGCAGCACTGCGTCAGGCAACTGCACACTTTCCTAAGCGCAAGAAGGCATCAGATGGACTACTGCCTAGCGCAGCACACGTACATCAGAACCCTAACTCAGACCACAACTCAGGCTTTGCAGTAGATATCACACACGATCCTGCTAAGGGTATTGACTGCACTATCGCCTATTCAGATTTGCAGAATGATCCACGAGTTAAGTACCTGATATTTCAGGGCAGAATCTGGTCAAGGGAAAAGGGTGACCGTGACTACACCGGTTCCAACAAACACCACAAGCACCTACATATTTCGATCAAGGAAGAGTGCGGCAACGACACTTCGCCTTGGTTCCCTTGGCTGCCCCAGCCAAAGGCCATCAACAAAGTGAAGGCAGCAGTTAAGCCTCTACCTAAGAAGAAGGAAAACAAATGAAAATCAGCGCAAAGACACAAGCAGTACTCGCAACATACCTTCGTGCAGGAATAGCAGCAGTGATTGCTCTTTATCTTGCAGGAGAAACAGATCCAAAGAAGTTATCAATGGCAGCTATCGCTGCTGTAGCAGGTCCAGTCCTCAAGTGGCTTGACCCAAAGGCAACAGAGTTTGGTCGTGGGTCTAAGTAATTAGCCCATAAGCGCGAGGCAATGGCCCCCTGTTCAGGAGAAATCCTGGATGGGGGGCTTTTTTCTATTTGTCTGGGTTATCCACAGGACAGGGAATTGTTACCAGATTCCCGCAGTTAGCACAGGTTCCGTCAAGATGCCACCAAGCTATGTCATAGTCCTCAAAGGCTGCCATAATGTTGAAGACAGTGCATCCACAGGTACACGCGTGGACGGGTCCTAGACCCCTGAGATCGGCTCCAAAAGGCTTAGGAAGGCCATTGTAGGTCTTGTTCCTGCCTATGAATTTCTGCAGGGAGAGTAGACGGAGCAACATAGTGTCGGGCCTCCCTACTTCTCGGCCCGATGAGGGCCGCCTGCCGTTATTCGCCTACGGCTCATATTGTACACACACCCGATAAGAGTGTGTCTTGCGACACGCAGTGGTATGATCTGTCATATGACAACTCTGATAGGTATCCAAGGACCTGATTTTGTAGTGCTAGCCTCCGATAGTCAGATCACCGATAACGATCAGCGCATCATATCTACTCAGACTCCGAAGATCGTTCACGTTGGGAGCTACCTGGTAGGTATCACGGGCGACTCACGACCTGGAGATATCCTCGCCTTTAATTGGAAACCACCAACGTATAAGGGTTACGACCCCGTTGAGTGGATGGGTAAGAAGATACTGCCAAGTATCTACGCTGCCTTCAAGGAAAATGGATACGATCCATCCGATAAGGAAGCCAGCTTTGCCTACCTCATCGCCTTCGATGGGATGTTATTTTCTATCGGATCAGATCTATCCTTCAACGCTAGTGAGCGTGGACTCTTTGCAGCCGGTAGCGGTGGAGCATTTGCCTTGGGTTACCTCTACTCGCTCAAGCCTAATTCGTATAAGTCTCTGCTGATGTCTAAGGTTGTAGCAGAACGCGCAATAAAGATCGCGTCGGTCCTTGACGTGAACACCTGTCCTCCGATTCAATTAGTTACTCAAGAGAAAGGATAAACAAATGCTTGGATTTTTATTTGGATTACTGCTTGGCTTCGTCTGCGCTTATGCCTTCGATGCGTTTCTACAGTACAGAGATAAGCGATAATGGAAAAGACACTTCAGTATGCACTAGAGGAAGCGATAGCCTCTGGTCGCAGATCAGCAACAACAGTCTTTATGGAGATTGAACTTCGTGAACAGATAGCACAACAGTTAGAAGCAGCCAACTATCCAGGTGCTGCATTTATTGTAAGGAACCCGCAATGATTACAGATCCAAAAGAACTACTGCTATCGGTACTCCACGCTAAGGATGCCTCTCGTGATCGCAGTACTCAGACACAGGTAGGTCCATCAGAGATAGGTGGATGTCGTCGTAAGGTCTGGTACCGATTAAACAGTCAGCCTGAGACTAACGATAACCAATCAAAGCTGGCAGCAATTATGGGTACTGCTATCCACGCTGCAATCGAAGAGGCTATCGGTCACTTAGATCCAGATGGTAAGGACTACCTAGTAGAAACTGCAGTAGCACACGGTGATATGAAAGCACACGTGGATCTATTTATACCTAGTACCGGCGCAGTCATTGATTGGAAGACAAGCAAGGTAAAGAACCTATCTTACTTCCCATCAAAGCAGCAGCGTTGGCAGGTGCAGATCTATGGCTATCTGCTAGCGCAGAATGGTCACACAGTCAACACTGTCAACCTAGTTGCTATTGCTCGTGATGGTGCTGAGAAGGATGTCAAGGTTCACTCAGAACCTTACGATGAAGATATTGCACTAGAGGCTATGGAATGGTTGACTGAGATCAAGGGTATGGAGTCAGCTCCAGAACCTGAGAAGGATGAGTCATTCTGTAAGCACTACTGCCAGTACTACGACGCATCAGGAATGATGGGTTGCGTTGGCTTAAAAAAAGAACGTATCGTCCTGAGTGAAGTAATCATTGAGGACGAGCAGATTGACAAGAACGCTCTGCATTTTCTACAATTAGATCGTAAGATAAAAGATCTGGAAACTGAAAGAGATTCAATCAAGTCTTCTTTCGAGGGAACCATTGGAGTTACTGCTAGTGGTATTGAAATCAGTTGGACAAAGGTTAAAGGTCGTGAGACAGTTGACAAAGAAAAAGTAAAAGAACTTATTGGTTTTGTCCCAGTAAGTGTAGGTGAGGAAACTGCAAGACTAAACATCAAACCTAGCGGAGGAAAATAAATGGCTACAGAAGGAACAAAGTTCCAGGTTAACTACAAGTTATCTGATGGAACACTTATCAATCTTTATGCTGCAACAGTTACAGAACTAGAAACTGGACTAGCAGATCTTGCTATGAACGCACTCAACATCAAGGCAACCGGTGTCGAACTAGGTGCTAGCACGGCAGCACCAGCACCAACAGTTGCATCAGTAGCAGCGCAGTTCAATGCAACACCAGTTGCTGCTCCTGCATCAGATGGAAGCAATACTTGTCGTCACGGAGTGATGGCATTTCGTGAAGGAACATCAAGCAAGGGACCTTGGAAGGGCTATATGTGTGCTGCACCAAAGGGTGCAACAGACAAGTGCGACACTATCTGGGTTCGATGATCGGTGCGCGAGCCTCGGTTCTATGAGAACCCTGCTTGCGCTACAGTCGGTGGCGACTTCTGGTTTCCTGAAAAGGAAGCTGGAAGTTCTAACACTACCGAGATGGTTATGGCTAAATCAATCTGTAGAAGATGTCCACATAAAGCAGAGTGTGCTGAGTGGGGAATACAGAATGAAAGTCACGGCATTTGGGGAGGAATCGCTGAAGGCGAACGCAGGATAATTAGACGTAAACGACGGATAGCATTAGAGGGAGGAAGCGTTGCTTGACTTATCACGCGCTTGGAGTGGAGTGCTTACCAAGGCAACACCACTACCTGACGTGTGGCAGGGGTTAGCACTCAAGCAGATTAAGTTCCGGCGAGGACAAGTCTGTATGGTAGCTGCGGCCCCTAACGCTGGTAAGTCTATGTTTGCACTCGTCTATGCGATGAAAGCAAATGTATCAACGCTCTTCTTCTCAGCAGATACTGATACTACAACCGTGATGATGAGAGCAGCATCTGTTGCCTCTGGTCACTCGCAGGTATCGGTGGAGCTAAACTTATCTAAGGATAAGAACTACTACGATAAGCACTTTGGAAAACTAGAACATATTAAATGGGTCTTTGATTCATCCCCTTCACTGGACGATATCGAGTTAGAGATCAGGGCATACGTAGAACTCTATGGCAAGGCTCCAGAGTTAATTGTGATAGACAACTTAATGAACGTAGCAGCAGAGACTGACAATGAGTGGGCTGGCTTGCGTGCGATTATGATGGAACTGCACGATATGGCACGTAAGACTGAAGCCTGTGTACTTGTGCTACACCACGTATCTGAGCAGAGTGAGTACGGATCACCATCTAATCCACCTGCTAGACGTGCCATTCACGGCAAGGTAAGTCAGTTGCCGGCGCTGATCCTAACGCTGGGCTATGACCCATCCAACGGTGAACTCAAGGTAGCTGCAGTAAAGAACCGTTTTGGTCCACACGCTGCAGATGGCAAGGACTACGTAACACTGTTTGTTAACTACGCTGCTTGTCAGATATCGGATAAAAATGCGTGGGGTGTTATGCTAAGAAACGATGCAGTAAGTGGATATCAAGGCGGTTACATAGTCCAACAATAGATAGGGAATCTAATGGCTGAAGTACAGTTAACAAACAAGTATAGAGATAATCTTAAGATCGAGGCACTACGTACAGACGTTGATGCAATCAAGGTAGACCTCACCAACTTTGTTGGTGCCTTGCTGCAATCTGGTATCGTCGAGTTAGTTAAGGATGAAGCAGGCGATGTGGTCTACAAGATCAACAAGGTAGTACTGGTAGATGAGCAACCCGAAGTACAATAAGGCTAAGGGTGCTGCCTTTGAGATAGATGTTATGAAGTGGCTACGATCTATGGGTCAAGTAGCTGACCGCTTACGTCTAGCGGGTAAAGATGACGAAGGAGATTTAGTATGTGTTGTTGCGGGACAGACCTACGTACTAGAACTCAAGAACACGGCGAGACTAAACTTGCCGGAGTTCTGGAGGCAAGCCGAAGTTGAGGCGCTTAACTACGCTAAGGCTCGTGGTATTGGGGAAGTGCCACTGCATTATGTTGTAGTTAAGCGTCGCAACTCCGGTATAGATAAAGCCTGGGTCATCCAGGATCTAACACAATGGTTAAAGGAGAAACAGTAATGCCAGTACCACAAGGTGATATCACCACATCAGAAATACTTGTACCAGAAGTTGTACCAGTAGTCGAAGAAGTAGTTAAAGAAGTAGAAGTTGTTGCTGAGAAGCCTGCACCTAAGAAGAGAGCGAAGAAGATATGAGATACAAATTAGTAGACATAGACAAGTTTAGTGCAGGAATCTGTAACCTTTTGGTTGAGTCAGAAGATTCAGTCAATCCAAATCCAGAACACAACGCATATAATTGGGGCTTAGCTCACGCAAATTTACTTCTTTCTGGAGCTACAGTTGAATCAATTAAAGAGTCACGATGATCTGCGATAACTGTATTAAGGCAGGTGAGGAGAACTCACTCAACCATCTCAAGCGTGCTGCACACTGGCACGAGAAGTGTGAAGGATGCGTATGCCAGCACAAGACTGGTCCAGGTTGGGTAAAGGTCGAGGGAGTTCCGGTTCCACTGATGCAAACTCAATCCCCATAGGTCCAATCGTTACCTACTTCGGTGGGGAAGTACGAGAAGGACAAGATGTATCGGTCAAGTGTTGCTTGCATAGTGACACACGCAGGTCTGCGGTAATCAACACGTATAAGAACTTATACTTTTGCCACACCTGCGGTAAGGGTGGAAATGCAGTGAACATAGTCTGCATCATAGAGAACTTGGAGTTTAAGGATGGCCTCAAACGCGCAGTCGAAATTGCTACTGGAAGCGGCGCAGCGATACGCCCAAGAGGTAAGTCCGGAAACTCTAGTCGCACTAGACGAACGTGGGATCTCTGAACTTGTAGCAGCTAAGTTCCAACTAGGCACAGTGACCGATCCGATGAATGGTCACGAGATGTATGAAGGATGGATCTCTATCCCTTATATCACTGCCGGTGGCAGTTGTGTAGGCTTTAAGTTCCGTCGCTTAGATGATGGCAAGCCTAGGTATGGCTCACCTACTGGACAGAAGGCACACCTTTACAACGTGGCAGATGTGCTACCGCTATCGCCTTACATAGTTATTTGCGAGGGTGAGCTAGATGCAGTAGTTACTAGCGGGATGTTAGGTATACCAGCAGTGGGTGTCCCTGGTGTACAGTCCTGGAAGCCACACTTTCCTAAGTTATTTACAGGCTATGAAACAGTCTTTGTTGTAGGCGATAACGACATCAAAGAAGATGGCAGTAACCCAGGTGCAGACTTTGCTAAGCGTGTCGCAAATGAGATATTGAACTCAACTATTGTTACACTACCACCTGGTATGGATATCAATGACTACTACTTAGCATATGGGGCAGATGCCACCAGAACCTTGCTAGTGGGTGAACCGAAAGGGTGAGTAGAGAAGAATGGCAACAGATGATACAGACTTTGCAGCATATGGGCTTCCAGATCCTAGAGATCAATACGGAGACAGAGACAGTTCTACTGCGCCCTACACCGACAAGGTAAACCCTGAGTTTGCTTCAGATGTCTGGCGTATTATGGATGCAGCAGGTAACTTACTTATCCGTAAGCATCACGATTACGGCCCAAAGAATATTGCTCACTCACCAGGTGGACCACTTAATGGTCTGCGTGTACGTATGTGGGATAAGATAGCTCGCATCAACAACTTGGTTGACTCTGATGTGCAACCTAGCAACGAGTCCTTGCGTGATTCATTCCTCGATCTATTGAACTACTCTGCTATTGCGATGATGGTCTTAGATGGCGTATGGCCAGAGGTTGAAGTTACTGATTGTGACTGAGCTGCATCCGATTATCTATGAGTTAGCGCCGTCTGTTGCTTATGCAGTACACCGGCGCTACAAGCATTGGGTAGAGCGAGAAGATGTTACTCAGGAGTGTATTGCCTGGGGTGTTACGCGTAACGCTTACATCACTGAGCAGATGAGCGTTGAAGATCCTAAACAATTAGAATATAACCAAAGCCGTATCGCTTGGCAGATGAAGCGTGCAGTCGAACGCTATGCACGCAGGGAGAAGGCTAACAAGTCTGGCTATCAGATCAACGATGAAGTTTATTACCAGACCTTTACCCTTGGTCAGCTACTGCCATTTGTTATTACATCCATCATAGATGGCACAGTGCTAGAGCAGATGCAGGAAATGATTAACGATGGTCAGCCACGCGGATCATCTAGCCCATCAGAAGGTGGCAACCTGCTTGCTAGCCTGATAGATATTAAGAAGTGTTATCTTAAACTAGATCAGAAGGACCAGGAATTACTGCGTATGCGCCACTACGATAACGCTACGCTGCAACAGATCGCTGCCTTCCTAGAGTGTGCAGTGTCCACCGCTGATCGCAGATGCACCAACTCACTGCGTAGATTACAAGATGAATTAGGTGGGGAGACACCTTGGCGATGAGAGAAGAAGAGTTATTTAACTATCTCAAAGAGAGTCTCTATCCTGACTTGGTTAAGAGTCCAGGTATCTTCGATACTTATGACTGTACCAGTGCTAAGGCCGGACACTACATCGAACTCAAGTGTCGCCATACTCATTACCCCACACTGCTAATTGAAGAGGTAAAGTATCGCAAGCTCATCACTCAGTCTGCTGAGCGCGACCTCATCCCCTTCTATATTAACTCCACTCCGCTAGGTATCTATTCGTTTGATCTGATGGATATACCTGAGCCTGAGTGGGTTACTCATCGTATGCCAGTGACCTCAGAGTTTGCTAACAAGTCTAAGGTAGATAAGTTAGTAGGTTACTTAAGCGTTGAAGAGGCAGTGAAGCTATGATCTATGCCTTCAAGTGTGAGTGTGGTAGCACCAGAGAGATCGAGCAGTCTATCCACGCTGAGATTCTTGAGCCTATGTGTACTGACTGCCATAGTTCTATGTCGCGTGTCTGGTCCTCGCCTGCCGTCACCTTTAAGGGTCCAGGGTTCTACAGTAACGGTGGATAAAGCACTAACCCCCACCGGAAAGAGGTAACGGTGAGGGCTAGGTTGTGCTGGAAGGAAAGAAGATTATTGTAACACGGATAGTAACTGCTTGCCTATCTCATAAGTATATCGGGGCGGTATCGCTTCCACTAATTCTCCCCAGATCATCCATTCAATTCCCATAGCATCACGCGCTTCCTCGATTGACTTGGCAGTATGTCCTCCCTGCGGGATCTCATCACGCATAGATCCATAGATACCAACCGGTTTACCTTGTGTCTTATGATCGCAGATAGATCCAACTATCTTGATGCTGGACTCGAAGAGTCTATGTCTGCGTACCTTCAACCCAAAGGATGAACCGCAGAACTGAACCGGATTTACCAGTGGAGCACCAGGAACATTCTCTATTACGTATGGCTTACCGGACTCGATTAAGGCTTGCCTTGTCTGAGGGATAAGGTCCACCTTATCGGTTGATTTGCCCTGAGCATCTCTTAAATGCTTGGTGCGTGAGTGAGTCTGGCAAGGTGGACTAGCGGTGATAATATCGAAGGTGCGTAGGTAATCAAGATCCTTGATAATTTCAAGGCAGTCTGCTTGGATAAACTCATAAGGGTATCTCTTCTGCTTCTTGATATCTATACCTACAACATCAAAGCCGGCATCGGCGTAACCCTTGCTCGCCCCTCCTGCCTTGCAATATAGATCAAGGAGTCTCATTAGTACCAGCCTCTTCGATCTGAGTGGCTGAGAGCACTGCAGAAATTTCCTCGATAGCGGTGTTCAACATATCGTACAGCGTGAAGGATTTGTAGTTCAGGTT